TAAAAAATGAGCTTAGATAAGAAAATTTTAGCTGAGATTGAAAAGTACAATAAAGTAAATAAGTACATAATGGAACAGGATGCGGCTGTGGCTCCACCTGTACCGGCAGATCCAGCGGCGGCACCAGCACCCGAAGCAGCACCTGCACCAGCACCAACTCCTGAAAAGATCGATGTTGAATCAGATCCTGATGTAGAGAAAGTAGATATGGAGGGTAAAAGCCAAGAGGGTGACGCAGGAACTGAAGAATTAGATATCACTGAGTTGGTTGACTCACAGAAAAAAATCGAGACTAAGCAAGACGATTATTTCGATAACCTCTTCAAACAATTGGGGTCATTAGAGCAGAAACTTTCTGAGATGGATAGTATCATGGCGAGATTGAACTCAATTGAAAATAAGATTGAAAAATATAGAACTAAAACTCCTGAAGAAAGACTTGAACTCAGAAGTTATGATTCTTATCCTTTCAATCAGAAACTATCACAATTCTTCGACGAAAAAGAAGAAGAGATGGAAAAGACGGGTAAAAGAGACTATGTTTTGACACCCGATGATGTAACAGACATCAATCCTTCAGAAATAAAGGATACATTCCAACCAAAACCAGATAACGTAAAAGATTTCGGTTACTAAGAGAATACACATATAAAAGGGGGATTAGGAAACTAATCCCTTTTTTATTTGACAGATGGACTATGTTCAACTATATTTGACATATATTAATTAACACTTTAAAACAGAGTAATCATGAGTGCATTAGATGCCGTATTGGCGCAGTACGAAAAAAACAAACAGTCATCGGGCGGGGCCCAATCTAAGATGTCACAAGAAGAGAGAATGAAGAAATACTTCGCTCTTATTCTTGAAGAAAAAGAAAGTTCAGGACAGAGAAGAATTAGAATTCTTCCTACTCCTGATGGATCATCACCATTCAAAGAGGCTTGGTATCACGAGATCCAAGTAGGTGGTAAATGGCAAAAGTTTTACGATCCAGGAAAGAACGACAACGAACGTTCTCCATTGAATGAAGTTTACGAAGAACTTATCTCTACAGGTAAGGAGTCAGACAAAGAATTGGCAAAACAATATAAGTCACGTAAATTCTATATTGTAAAAGTTATCGATCGCGATAAAGAAGAAGAAGGACCAAAGTTCTGGCGTTTCAAACACAACTATAAGAACGAAGGTATCTTGGATAAAATTATTCCTATTTGGAGAAACAAAGGTGATATCACAGATCCTGAGAAAGGTCGTGATTTGATCATCGAGTTGACAAAATCCAAAACACCTAAGGGTAAAGAATATACCACAGTATCAACTATCATGTACGATGACCCATGTCCTGTACACACAGACAAAGACGTAATGAATCAGTGGGTTTCTGATGATTTGACTTGGCAAGATGTATATTCCAAAAAACCTGTTGAATACCTTGAAGCAATTGCACGTGGTGAAGTTCCACGTTGGGATTCTGAAAAAGGTGGATACGTTTACGGAAACGATGAAGAAGCAACAACTTCATTGGGTGGTACCAAATCTACTTCATATGTAGATCCACAAGCAGATGCTGATGTTGATGGTGACTTACCATTCTAATTTATATCATGTTCCCGACAGAAATGTCGGGAACATATTTTAATACAATAATATGGCGATCAAGAAAAACGATTTTAGTAATTTAAAAAAGAAGTATTCTACTTCTGCAAAATACAAACCACAAAGGTTCTTGGATTTGGGTGCAGACTTTTTGGATGCAGTTGGACTTCCCGGTCCCGCAGTTGGACATATCAATATGTTCTTAGGTCATTCAGATACAGGTAAAACTACTGCAGCGATTAAAGCAGCGGTTGATGCACAGAAAAAAGAGATCCTACCTGTATTCATCATCACCGAACAAAAGTGGAGTTTCGATCATGCAAAACTGATGGGATTTCAATGTGAGGAAGTTGTCGATAAGGAAACGGGAGAATTGGATTGGGATGGGTTTTTCTTGTTCAACAACAACTTCAGTTATATCGAACAAATCACAGATTATATCAATGAGCTCTTGGATGCACAAGAAAAAGGTGAATTGAACTACAGTTTGTGTTTCATATGGGATTCTGTTGGATCAGTACCATGTAAGATGACTTACGAAGGTAAAGGTGGTAAACAACACAATGCATCTGTACTTTCAGATAAGATTGGTATGGGTATCAACCAAAGAATTTCAGGATCGAGAAAGGCAGACACAGAATACGAAAATACTCTCATCATTATCAACCAACCTTGGGTTGAACTACCTGATAATCCTTTCGGACAACCGAAGATTAAAGCTAAAGGTGGCGAATCAGTTTGGTTGAACTCATCATTGGTATTTCTATTCGGAAACCAAAAAGGTGCGGGTACAACAAAAATTACAGCAACTAAAGACAAACGTTCAGTTAAGTTTGCGGTTAGAAGTAAAGTATCCGTTATGAAAAATCACATCAACGGACTTGGATTTGACGATGGTAAAATTATTGTAACACCACACGGTTTCTTAGCAGGTAAAGATTCAACGGAAGAAAAAGCATCTATTGAAACCTACAAGAAAGAATATGCTGACTATTGGAAAGATATCATCGGAGCTGAAGGTGATTTCACACTTACAGAAGAAAAAGAAGATTGATTGTTCACCCTTAAATTGAATATGTGACAAAGACATTGTTGGTGGATGGGGACAACCTATTCAAGATTGGATTCCACGGGGTCAAAGAACTCTTTTACGACGGTAATCACATTGGTGGGGTGTATCACTTCATTAATACCCTCAGACGATTCTTGGAGGAGCAGGAGTACGATAAGGTCGTAGTCTTTTGGGATGGTGACTCAAACTCCTCAGCTAGAAAAAGAATTTACCCTGAATACAAGGCGAACAGAAGGGTAAACATGAATGAATACAAATACGAATCTTACTTAACACAAAAAAGTAGAGTTAAACAGTATTTGGAGGAGGTGTTCGTTCGACAAGTCGAGATGAAAGATAATGAGGCAGATGATCTCATTGCCTACTACTGTAAAGTGGCGACCCAAGAAACTATTACCATATTCTCAGCCGACAAAGACTTAACACAACTCATAAGTCCACAAGTTTCAATTTATTCTCCAATAACAAAACAAGTTCACACGTTTGGAACTAAAATCAAATTCAAAGATATTGAAGTACCACATGAAAATGTTTTGACTTGTAAAATCCTGATGGGAGACAAGTCCGATAATATTGAAGGTATACAATCATTAGGTGAAAAAAGTTTGTTGAAATATTTCCCAAATTTGTCGGAAAAATCCTGCACTATCGAAGAAATCCTTGATAATGCACGAAATATCCCGCAAGAAAAACCTATAAAAGTAATCTCTAATATTTTGACAGGTAAGACAAAAAGTGGTATACTTGGAGAACAATACTACCAAATAAACAAACTGATAGTGGACTTAAAAAATCCACTGATCACGGATGAGGGAAAACAACTTGTTGAATCCATTCATACCGAAGAATTAGATCCCACTGATAGAGGATATAAAAATTTGATGAAATACATGATGGAGGATGGACTATTCAAATACCTACCAAAAAACGACGAAGCGTGGGTAAATTTCCTGAAACCGTTCATGAAGTTAATAAGAAAAGAAAAACGAAAATTTAAAAACTAAAAAACATGAGAGACCAAGATCAAGTAAAGATGGAGTTCCTCCTAACACTCAACGACAACATTGTGGTACAGAGATTTTTCAATGTCAGAGGGTACAACCCAAAGGCAAGAGTTGCAACAGACCTATACGAATATATGTATGAGGTTAAACAAACTCTCCATGATTATTTGAAAATGAAAACTGTTGTTTACATGTTGGACAACAAAGAGGCCATCATTCACGATCCAAAAATTATGGAGACATCATTCACTGATGGACCAGAGAATTTCCACCTTTATGTGAAAGTTGGAGATGAGACAATTTGTCATAGAATTTTTGACGCAAAATTATATCCACCAAAAGTTCGTTATACAGTGGACGTAAGACCATATTTGAAAGAGATCCTTTCGTCATTGACTGACATTTTTTCAAAAACAGAATTAAATCACGAATACTGCGGAATTGAGTTGGCATAAGGAGTATTTATAAATCTAAGGGGTGAGAGAACAAGATATATGCAAAAAAATTTCGATTATTTAGGTAATACCTTCCAGATTCAGTTAATCAATCAGATCGTCGTAGACAAAGACTTTTCACACACAATTATGGATGTGTTAGAGACTACGTATTTTGATAACAAGTATTTCAAGATGATTGTTGCGATGATCAAAGAGTATTTCACTAAGTATCAATCTACCCCAACCTTCGAAACTTTGGAACAGATTGCTAAGTCAGAGATTTCTACTGAGTTAGTTTTGAAAGTAATTCTTGACACAATCAAACAGGTCAAGGAAGCTCCATTCGACGGTAGTGTGTTTGTTCAAGAGAAAGCTTTGAAGTTCTGTAAACAACAAGAGTTACAGAAAGCGATGAAACAAGCGCAGAAGATTATCGATGAGGGTGACTTCGAATCTTATGACAAAGTAGAAGAGTTAGTAAGAGATGCAATTCAAGTTGGAGAAAGAGATTTAGGTACAGGAGACGTATTCGAAAACTTAGACGTAGTTTTAGATGAAGACTTCAGATCTCCAATACCAATGGGTATTAAAGGTATCGATAATCTACTTAAGGGTGGATTGGCTAAAGGTGAAATTGGAGTAATCTTAGCACCGACTGGTGTGGGTAAAACCACAATCCTCACGAAGATAGCAAACACTGCCTTCAACATGGGATTCAATGTTCTTCAGATATTTTTCGAGGACAATCCCAAAATTATTCAAAGAAAACATTTTACCATATGGACTGGTATCGAACCCGATAACTTAGTCTTTCATAAAGAAAAAGTATTCGAAAAGATTCATGAGATTCAGAACTCAATGCCTAACAAATTGGTTCTGAAAAAACTACCTTCTGATTCACTCACAATGCTTCAAATCAAAAACCAACTCAGAAAAATGATTGCTGATGGTACAAAGATTGATTTGGTGGTGTTGGACTACATTGATTGCGTAATGCCAGAAAAGGCTTTAGGTGATGAATGGAAAAGTGAGGGATCAGTCATGAGACACTTCGAAGCCATGTGTCACGAACTTGGTTTGGTTGGATGGACCGCAACTCAAGGTAATAGAAGTTCAATCTCTTCCGAGGTTGTAACTACTGACCAAATGGGTGGATCTATCAAGAAAGCACAAGTAGGACACGTAATCATTTCTGTAGCAAAAACTCTCCAACAAAAAGAACTAAATCTGGCTACAATTGCGATTACCAAGTCACGTATTGGTAAAGACGGGGTTGTCTTTGAGAACTGTAAATTCAACAACGAACTTCTTGAAATCGATACAGAGGCATCTGTTACGTTCTTAGGATTCGAAGAACAACAAGAACAGAAGAAATCTGATCGTGTCAAGGAACTTCTTGAAAAGAGGAAACAAAGAGAACAACAAAAACAAGGAAATTAAATATCTCCTTGTCGTAAAAAAAACTTTAAAAAAACAACGATTTTTTTATTCAAAATTGGGACTGTTATATGATGAACCTATATTTATCATTTAAAATCCCCGATTTTTTCATAAATTAGTATTTATTAAAATTCACAAAAACATGGACATTTCAAACCGAATACTCTCGGAAATTACAGTGTATATGAAATACGCTAAGTATATCCCTGAGTTGAAGAGAAGAGAGACTTGGCAAGAGCTCGTAACAAGAAACATGGAGATGCATATTAAAAAGTATCCCCAATTAGAAAAAGAAATCCGTGAGAACTACATGTATGTTTACAAGAAACAAGTTCTCCCATCAATGAGATCAATGCAATTCGCAGGAAAACCGATTGAAATATCTCCAAACAGAATCTACAACTGTGCATTTGCACCTGTGGATGACTGGAGAGTATTCTCAGAAATCATGTTCCTTTTATTAGGTGGAACAGGTGTTGGCTACTCAGTACAAAAACATCACGTAGAACAACTACCTGAGATTAGAAAACCTAATCAAGAAAGAGGAAGAAGATGGTTGGTTGCTGACTCTATTGAAGGATGGGCAGATGCCGTTAAGGTTCTTATCAAATCTTACTTCTTCGGTGGTTCAAAAATCGAATTCGATTTTTCAGACATCAGACCTAAAGGAGCACGTCTTGTAACATCAGGAGGTAAAGCACCAGGTCCCCAACCTTTAAAAGAGTGTCTTATCAAACTCGAAGGTATTTTGGAATCAAAAGAAGATGGTGAAAAACTCAGACCAATCGAAGTTCATGATATGGTTTGTCACATCGCAGACGCAGTACTTGCGGGTGGTATCAGAAGAGCGGCTCTTATCTCTTTATTCTCAGCATCTGATGATGAGATGATTGGTTGTAAGAGTGGCGCTTGGTGGGAAACAAACCCACAAAGAGGTAGAGCTAACAACTCTGTAACTCTAATGAGACACAAGATTGATAAAGAATACTTTATGGATCTATGGAAGAGAATCGAAGCAAGTGGTGCTGGTGAACCTGGTATCTACTTGAGTAATGATAAAGATTGGGGAACCAATCCTTGTTGTGAGATTGCACTTCGTCCGTTCCAATTCTGTAACCTTACAGAAGTAAACGTATCTAATGTGGTATCTCAAGAAGATTACGAAGCAAGAGTAAAGGCTGCAGCGTTCATCGGAACACTTCAGGCGGGCTACACAGACTTCCACTATTTAAGACCAATTTGGCAAAGAACAACAGAGAAAGATGCTCTTGTTGGTATCTCAATGACAGGTATCGGATCAGGTGCGGTTCTTGGTTTGAATATGAAAGCGGCGGCTAAAGTTGTTAAAGAAGAGAACGAAAGAGTTGCAACTATTCTTGGTATCAATAAAGCGGCAAGATGTACAACTGTAAAACCAGCAGGTACAACTTCACTTACATTGGGTACATCATCAGGAATCCACGCATGGCACAACGACTACTACATCAGAAGAGTGAGAGTAGGTAAGAATGAAGCAATTTATACTCACCTAAAGAATAACCATCCTGAATTAATTGAGGATGAATATTTCAGACCACACGACACTGCGGTAATCGGAATCCCTCAAAAAGCACCTGAAGGATCAATCCTAAGAAACGAATCACCAATTCAATTATTGGAAAGAGTTAAGAAGGTACATCTTGAATGGGTTAAAGGTGGACACAGAACAGGAAGCAATACTCACAACGTATCAGCAACAATCTCAATCAGAGAACACGAGTGGCCAGCGGTAGGTGAGTGGATGTGGGAAAACAGAGAACACTATAATGGTCTTTCTGTTTTACCTTACGATGGTGGAACATACATTCAAGCTCCATTCGAAGATTGTACTAAAGAAAAATATGAAGAGTTGATGGAAACTCTCAAAGACGTTGACCTCTCAAAGATTGTTGAGGCTGACGATAACACAGACCTATCAGGCGAAGTTGCTTGTGCGGGAGGTGCTTGTGAAATAGTAATGGCATAATGTCCAAAGAAATAAAGAACACCAGTCAGGGGGAGAAGAAACAACTTCTCCCTTCTGACTTTTATATGGAAGGTGATAAGAAAGTTTTTACGGAAGAGTGGCATGTGAGGAGAGGATTTTGTTGTGGATCAGGTTGTAGACATTGTCCCTACGAACCTAAACACGTAAGGGGTACTATTACTTTAATTGAAAAATAATCCAAGTATATTTATCACTATATGGGAGACGGTACTACATATGGTATAAATTTTCCTTTTCGTGATTCAGTTAGAGGTGACTACTTAGATTTGACTAACACTGCAAATCAAGAAATAAGAGCGGATCTTATTAATCTTCTGTTGACAAGAAAAGGGGCAAGATATTTTCTACCTGACTTTGGAACGAGGTTGTATGAATACATTTTCGAACCTATGGATGGTTTGACTTTTGATGCGATTGAATCAGACATAAGGGCGAATGTTGAGAAGTACATTCCAAACTTGTTACTTAATAGAATTACGATCGAACCATTAGATCCGAAAGAGGAGTCACCCGATCAATTGGAGGTAAACTCTCAGACATCTCAAATTTACAGATACCCTGGTAAAGGAACTGCAGAATATACTGCGAAAATAAAAATAGAGTACTCAATCCAAGATTCGACATTTGCGACCAGTGATTTTGTAATCATCAATATTTAAGATAAATGGCTAATCGTAAAATTTCATATACAACCAGAGACTTTGAAGGTATAAGGGAAGAACTCATACAATATGTTCGAACTTATTACCCTGAACTTATACAGAACTTCAATGATGCTTCTGTATTTTCAGTATTCTTAGATTTGAACGCAGCCGTAGCCGACAACTTACACTATCACATTGATAGAAGTATACAAGAGACCGTATTACAATATGCACAACAGAGGTCTTCAATTTATAATATCGCCAGAACTTATGGTCTGAAAATACCGGGACAAAGACCATCTGTTGCTCTTGTAGATTTTTCTATCACAGTTCCAGCATTTGGAGACAAAGAAGATGAAAGATATTTGGGACAACTTAGAAGAGGATCTCAAGTTGTAGGTGCAGGACAAGTTTTTGAGAATGTTGAAGATATTGATTTTGCTTCACCATATAATTCACAAGGATTTCCAAACAGACTTAAGATTCCAAATTTCGACTCAAGTAATAGAATTGTTAACTATACAATTACTAAAAGAGAGGTCGTTGTTAACGGTATCACCAAAGTATTCAAAAGAGTTATTGGACCAGCCGATGTAAGACCATTCTTGGAGTTATTCCTACCTGAAAAAAATGTTCTTGGAGTTACAAGTGTACTTCTGAAAGATGGTACAAGTTATACAACAGTACCAACAGTTAATGAGTTTTTAGGGGTAGACAATAGGTGGTACGAAGTGGATGCTTTGGCTGAAGACAGAATTTTTGTTGAAGATCCTACCAAAGTGTCTGATCAGCCTGGAATCAAAGTTGGTAAGTACATCCAAACAAACGATAGATTCATTACAGAATATACACCTGAAGGATTTCTCAAGATGACTTTTGGTGGTGGTACAAATACATCACAAGACGCTTTGAATCAATTCACAACTTTAGGAGTTCCATTGAATCTACAACTGTATCAAAACAATATGTCTTTAGGTTCTGCTTTGAGAGCTAACACAACATTGTTTGTTCAATATAGAACAGGTGGTGGTTTATCTACAAACTTGGGTACAAACGTTATCAATCAGGTTGGAACCGTAAGTTTCTTTGTGAACGGACCTTCAGATAATATTAACCAACAAGTAACAAGTTCACTTAGATGTAATAACGTTACAGCAGCAATCGGTGGAGCGGGACAACCTTCAGTAGAAGAAACAAGAAACTACGTAGCATTCAACTTTTCCTCACAGAACAGAGCGGTAACTGTTAATGATTATGAAGCTTTGATAAGAAAGATGCCTTCTCAATTCGGAGCACCTGCAAAAGTTGCAATCACGGAGAACAACAACAAAATCAACGTTCAGATATTATCATACGACACTACAGGTAAATTGACTTCTATTGTTTCGAACACCTTGAAACAAAACTTGGCAAACTATCTATCAAACTATAGAATGATGAACGACTACATTTCTATTGAAACTGCGGAAGTTATCGATTTAAGTTTAGATATTTCGGTTGTCTTAGATGCCACACAAAACCAAGGACAAGTTATTACTAATATCATTAATAAGGTTTCTACTTTCTTAGATCCGCAGATCAGAAACTTAGGTCAAAACATATACATCTCACAATTGAACAGTTTGATTCAAGATGAGAATGGTGTTATAACCGTAACAGCCATCGATGTATTCAATGAGGTAGGAGGACAATATTCAGGGTTCCAAACTTCAATGGCATATTCAAACGATGTTACAAGACAGATAAGACCTGTAGATGATACCATATTTGCACAACCAAATCAGGTGTATCAAATAAGATATCCAAACAAAGATATCAGAGTGAAAGTGAAGAACTTCCAAAACGTTCAGTTCTCTTAAGTTTATTATCGGTTCAAGTAGATTATCATTACAATGTACGCCATTTCCTTAGAAAATGGGGGTTAAACTATTTATCAAAAAAGTCACTGAATGGCCAATTCTTATAGAATTAAAACTCAAATCGGAGAAGATCAAACGTTAAATGTTCAGATTGATCAAGAGTTCGATTTTTTAGAGATCCTCTCGATGAAGATACAAAGTGAGGACATCTATACAAGAAATTGTGCTGATTATGGAGTTGTTGTTGGACGTGTGGTTGCAAACGGAGGATATGGTGTTCCGAACGTGAAAGTATCTGTATTCGTCCCAATCCAAGAAGAAGATAGAAATAATGATGTCATCTCATCAATATACCCATACAAATCCACAAACGAAAAGAACGAAGATGGTTATAGATACAACCTACTTCCATATGAAAAATCATATTCAACACACATTCCTACGGGAACTTTTCCTTCGAGAACCGATGTCCTTACCAATCCAACAGTAATGCAAATTTATGACAAGTATTACAAGTATACTGTCAGA